TTACTATCAACTTTGTAGCCCTTTTTATCTACTATTTCTTTGAATTGATTTATTGCCATGCTAGTATTTTTCTTTTACTCATTTGTTTATTATAAACATAATAACAATATTGTTTACCAACTTTATGAATTACCTTTCCTATCCAATTATCGTTAGGTAGGATTCCAACTTCGTATGCCATATGTTCTGTCCACGGCTTTACCATTGTATAAATCCATTTTGTATATTGTGGTTTTGCTTTCATAAACCCAACCACATTCTTAGCCCACATCATATATCCTAAAACTAATGATGGGTCTTTCTTATACATCATTTCACCATATAATTCATCCGCGTTCCAAATATGTTGAGGTAAGAACCCTTGTTTGTAAAGTTCATTACAAATAATCTTTTTCTTTTTGGTATTGGCAAGTTGTGCTTGGGTGGCTGATGCACTTGCGGTTGCAGCAGCTGCTTGAGCCTGTGATGCTGTAATTTGAGCTTGTGCTAATAATTGTTGTGCGTTTGTAACTTGATTTTGTAATTCAATTGCCCTTGCATTTGCAGCTTCTAATTGTGCAGTTAAATTCTTTTGTAATTCATCAAAGGTTTGTTTCTCGGCCTGTAATCCTCTAAGTTGTGCTTCTAATGAAACCCTTTCAATACCTTCTTTAATACCCTTTGAAAGTGCATTTTGAAAATCTTGAATTAGCGAAACATATTTATTATTTGTAATTTGTGATTCGTTCTCTGCCGATGCTCTTAATAATCTTTCTACATCTATTTGAGTAGCCAATGCCTCGTTTGCAGTATTTAGAGTTTCAATCTCAGCCAGGGCATCACTTAATTGTTTACTTAAATCAGTATTTTTTCCTAATGATTCATTATATAATGCTTCTAATCTATCGTATGTTTTTTGAGGAACAACTTTTGGTTGTGGTTTCGCAGGTGCTGATATTAATTCATCAACAACTACATTAACCGCCTTTTTTAATTGCTCTTCATTATATTTAGGTCTTTCAACATATCCAGAGGTTTCACCATCAAAATCTTCAGCAGTGGGTTTGACATAAAAAGTATGATTACCTTGTTCGTTTTGAGAGGTAATCACAGCAGAACCACTTGATATTAATTCTGAAACTCTAAATTCGTTTTGTAATGACATATTTTATTTCTCTATTGTAAACGTTAAATCTTTATCTGAAAAATATTCTATTACACCACTTCTATCTATTTTTATTTCAACATAATAACTTCTATTAGTTTCCCAATTTGTTAAATTTAATTTGAAATAATTTCCGTTACTATTACAACTTACTTTTGTATAATCACTAAATGGAACAATAATTTCATCAGTAATCACATCTTTAATTTGATAATAAGTTGTAGATGGTAAATATTTTATATCGTTATATGCAAATGAATTTGAATAAGTTTTAAGTGGGTATTTTTCTCTAGCAAAAACTCCAATTTCAGGAGTACTTCCTACTTTATATTTTGTTTTTAATTTTTTAAATGTTACATGAATATCGTCAGAAGTCAGTTGAGTTAACGAACCCGTTATAAATGATTGGTCATCCCAACCAATTCTAACTTTTGGTTGATATATAGTATTTGTTTCTTTTGCAAAGAATTTTAATTGTCCGTAATCTTCCTCATCGTTTTCTAATACACTTGAATGTCTTAAAATTATACCCTCATTTGGCAATGAATCCGATACCCACGAAGTAAACATAGTTTTTACATTCATATTAATATCTGCACTTTGATAACTAAATGATTGTGATGTTGCCGAACCAGTCCACCACACTCCACCCTTACCATTATATGAACCCGTTACACTGCCTGTAATATATAATTCATTTGTAATCCAATCTATCCCAGTTGTTCTATGATTCCATGTAACACCATCCGTTGAGATATCATCAAAACGAGTGCCGATTCCCATATCCCAACTTTGTGTAATTGGGTTTGCATAGATTACATAATCTATTGGTATTTCATTTGCTTCACATTCTCTAAGAATTAATTCTGCAGAACTCATAGTAACTGCACCACTAGCAAGAGATGCAGAAAGAGCAGTTGTTTCAAACTTTATTAGAGTATGAGCAACATCTTTTGAATTTCCATAATAAGTTTTAGAAATTTCTAATATTTCATCTAAACCAGTGTTTTGAGTTGGTTGTTGTAAATAGATTGTTGCATCTTTTGATGCTGTTAAAAAAGTATACATTAAACAACCCTCCCTTTAATATCTTTTGCCGGAAACTTAACTTCAAATATTGATGGGTCTAATGATGGGTACACCATTTTACCTTTTGTTGCTTCTGCAATGTTATATGAATTACTTGAATATTGACCTAAACATTTATTTACTATTTCACATTTTGGAACTGATTGAACTCCTTCTATTCCTGCAATTAATAATTCTAATTCACTTATGTTAATTGCCATATTGAATGTCCAATCATCTATATTAAAGTAATTTGTAATTTCATCAATACATCTTACTAATACTTCCCTTTTATTATATCCACTATAAGTTCTAATTTCAAAATCAACACCAATATTTATAATAAATCCATCCATTAAATTCACACCATCTGTCAACAAACGATATTCATTTAAATAAGTTTTAAGATTTTCTTTTAGTGCTTGATTTGTTCCGATTTGCACTAAATTCTTATTAGAATTATATCCTAAAATATATAAGTTAATTGCAAATGGATTATTCTTTTCGTTTGTATTATTTTTCTTTCCTACTAAAAATTTGTTAACCGCATCTTTAATTTCCATTTCACTCTTACCTTGTAAACTTGTTACAATACCTGTAAATTCACTTAGAGTATCTGGGTTTGCGAGAATAGATGATGGTGAGTTATTATCCAATTCTCCATCCGGTGCACAATATGCTTTAGCAATACCACCATACTTTGCAGGAAGTGATAATGCTCTTACTTGATAATCTTTACGAGTTACTGCTCGGTTTTGAGAACCAAATGTAGCCAGGGCGTTTTCTCTGATTTCATCAATAGTTTCTGCACCTCTTGCCCCATTTGCTGCTGTTTCGTTTTCAACTGCGATTGAACCCTTAGCTACTCTATATGCTGCTAATTCATCTCCACTAAGTGAAATTGTATCTTCATCAAAGGAAACGTTTGTTATTCTATTTATTTCACCTTTTGGAGTATTTGCCGAAATACCACCACCCACTAAGTACGAAACTGTAATAGTAGTATTAGCAGGTGCCTGACCGTAGCTTCTTGTCTTTAAAAAGTTTGCAGGGTCAAATGATGCACCTAAATTATCTATTGATGAATTTAATCCCAATCCTATATTTTTGAAGTTTGGTATAAGGGTTTCATCAGATGAGGTAGAATTACCACCACCAAATACAATTGTTGTAGTATTGTCTGGATTTACTTTTGTTACAAATCTTCGAGAAGTTTTTATTAATTTTAAAACGTTTGCAACTGAATCTTTAAATTGAACTAAATCCTTATCAGTTTGATTTGATACAGGATAATCAACAAATACCATCTCTTGTGCAAGATATGGAACTTCATACCATTTATTTCCACTACTATCTCTTACATCATATATTTGAATTATATTTGTTTCTGCCAAATCTATTTTTGAAAATTCTTGTGCAGTTCCAAATGTAATATCTATTGTCTTTAATTCTGCAGAGATTGCGTTAACGTACTTTTTAACTAAATAAAAGGTTGGTTCACCATCGGCATCTTTTCTATATATTGTAATTTCTCTCTCATCTTCAACACTAAAATCTAATAATTCAGTTGTTCTAAATAGTGTACCGGTTGTATTTGCTTCTACTACCATTCCCTCTTTGATTCTAAGGAAATACTCAGAATTAGGTCTGTTATTAGCCCCTCTATCTATATTTGGAACTAATTGATAAACTGATAATCTTACTAATGCAGGTGATGTTACTTTTGGTTTGTATCCTAAATATTGTGCAAGTGCGATAACATTTTCTTTATCCTCTGCGTATAACATTAAGGATTCTTTTAATGTATCATCGATATAATACCCCAAAACATCTCCAATATACGATGCCATTTCGATGAACATCATACCCGGTGAGGTTTCGTTAAAATCTGAATATGTTTGTGGGAAATAAGTTTTTGCGTACTCAATTAAGTTTTGACGGAAACCGGCAAAATCTTTATTAAGATATTTTATATCTCTACCTTGATTACTTTTTCTTGTTATACTATTTAATGCCATTATTATTATCCCCTAACTGTAAAAGTTATTTCTTGTGTTTCAATTGTATTTCCGACCGTAAACTGAATTGTCATATGTGCTGTGTGGTTATCCTTCATAGCATCAGTCATTTCTACATCAATTTCTTCAATATTAATATATGGTAACCAATAACTGACAGTTTGGGTAATTACATCTTGTAATTGTGATTCAAACGTATCATCCATTGGTTCAAACAAAAGTGATTGTAATCCTGTACCAAACTCTGGTTGCATTACTCTTTCACCTTTTGCCGTTAATAGTAAATTTTTTAAATTTGCTTTTGCTTGTTCGAAAGATGTAAAGGCTTGTTCAAAATAACCAGTATTACCTCTTTTAATAGGTAAAGTTATTCCATACGCGTAAGAATCAAATTCTTGCGTATCCTTTACAATTTTACTACCAAGTACATAAGCCATATTATTTCTTAAACCTCTTAACTAATTCCGAATTATCTCTATTTAAAATTCTGTCTAATCCTGCTAATCCAGTCGTAACACCTAACCCACCTTTTTTAATACCACTTCCTCCCATATCACCATATCCCATTTTAGAAGCCATTTGACTTCTCATTGTTTCAATCCCACCTTGTGCACCACCTCCGTATGATATTGTTTCATCTATATCAGGTTCTGCATCCATATAGTTTGGAATATGTGAATTTGAGTAACTTTCATTTATTGGTTGTTCCATTTGGTAATTATCTAAAATAGATGAACCACCTCCCACTTGTCCCGCACTTCTTTGTGCAGCAGTAAATGGTTTTGTTTGGTTTAGTATTTCATTTATAGTTGAATTTCTACTCAATTGTTTTACCGGTTGAACTTGTCTTACTTCTTCTTTAATAGTAGTAGTAGTTGTTCTATCTTTTTCCAATAATAGAGTTGCTAATTCAAACGGGTCAACTTCTTCCAAAATATCCTTTTTAGGTTTTGGAGTACTCGTTTCGTTTAATAACTTACTAACTTCCTCCTTAATCATTTTAGGAAGCTGTTTCTTAATTTCTTGTTCTACAACTAATTTAATTAGTTGTGCTAATTTTTTAGAATCCATTTTAAAAATATTTGTTAACTTACTATAAATATATGTTTTGAGTATTTTGCATTTTTATAAAGGATTTTAACCTAATTTATATTATGCTTTTTTATTTTTCTGAGATGCAACTGCAGCTTTACCATTTTCATTTAATCTCCACATAGCAATGGTTGTATTATCAACGTGGTTTGCTTGAATGACATTTTGAGAAAAATCACTAACCCATTTCCATCCAGTCCAAACTTGAATATGACCATATAATTTACCACCTAAATACCCCATAACAACTATATCACCCACTTGCCATTGTGCAGGATTTTTGGTATAGACTGAATTTATTTTTACTTTTTCGTTGTAATAAACTTTACCACCTATGTTTCCTGCAAAAGATGCCCTACCACCACCGGTAGATGGGTCTTTGAATGAAAACCAATCTGCATTACCACTTATTCTACCTAATCCACTTACACCCGTTAATGCAACTACAACCGATTGTGTACCTTGTGGACATAATCCATGTACACCT